GCATCAAGAGTACCTTTAATCGCTCTAGCCATTCTGTTCTTAATATCCCTCGTGCGGGCTTGGACGGCGTTATCTAGGATTTTCTGATTCCTGTCGAACTCGACCATTCCGCTGGCCTTATTGCCAGATTCCGTGCTCAGGATGTCTCCGTTCTTTGATTCCTTATACGAACCACGCTTGGAGTTTCGGCTTATATAATCTGAGAAGGTCATTCCTAGCCTAAGCCCCGCAACCGCCCAGCCCCCCTTGTGGAGACCAACTTTTGCCTGTCGTCTTTTTGCATATTCCTCGAGATGGCTGTGGGGGGTAATCCATATTTTATTCCATCTGCCCTTGCGAGCTACTGGCCTACGATTCTTGCCAGTTCGCAGTCTTTCGTGTTCTGCGAACAATTCTCCCTTATACCGAAACGCCATATGCGGGAGGCCAATATTCTTGCCGATTGCATTTAAGGCTTTCATCTGTTTGTCATTATCGCCTCCCTTTGCGACCTCTTTCAGGAGCTTGCGAAACCTTGAGCCGATACTTCTTTTGTCGCCCCCCGCTTTAGCGAAGATTCCGCTCTTAAAACTCCGTTCTGTCTTAAATATCTTTTTAAGATCGGACTCAACAGATCGCTTCCCCTGCCCCTGTCCGCCTTGTGGGGGGGTAAACTTGACTGCTCGCTCGAGAACGCCCCTAGTTTCGTCTTGTAGAGCTTGCATTAGGGGTTCTCGTGAGTAGTTAGACCAATCCAAGACAGCCCTTGCCCACTCTGGATTCTGCACCTCAATCTTTACGCTCATAGGTCAACACTCACACAACGAATAGTCACGATGGGGTCGCTGGAATCCTCCTGAACCTCACTCACCATCAATTCCCTGCCACCAGTTTCGACCTTAAGTTTTGGCCTTATAAAAGGAACATCCGCCTTCTTCAGCTCAATGGTGGTTTCGAGCATTTCAATAAAGCCACCCTCTTCGAGTTTTCTCGATACATTGATGGTATAAACGATGCCTATAACATTAATGACATCAAAGCCTGTGCCCTGTGGCACGCTTATGGCTACATTCTGTCCGAATGTCTCGGAGGAGAATCCCCAGCTATCCGAAACCGCCTCGGAAAAGCTCTTAATCGGATTATCCGTTGAGGTCGATTAGTTCGGCAGCAGTCGAGTCGATGACTTTTTCAACTGTGCTGTGACGAACCCGCACGATGTCGGAGCGAAGCTCCTCATTGCGGTAGGATTCCGTGACGAAGATTCCGCCCTCGGCGTTCCATACTAGAGTGCGAAGAGCACCACCAGCGGAGAAGTCGCCACCAGCAACCTGACCGAGCCACATATATTCGTTGCTATAAACATTCGTCAAGACAGGGGCTTTGCCCTTGCCAGCCGTGTCTTGAGTCGCCGAGGCGATTAAGACATTGGGGATGTTCAAGGCCGTTGCGAGGTCTTGAGCCGTCACCAAGCGGTACTGACCCGAAGGCAAGTTGCCGTAGAGGAAAGTCTGGAGCTTGGGGGAACGGCGAATGATGTTGTAGTTCTCTTGGCTCAATACGAGGGTGTTATAAGGCACGCCCTTCTTGAGCAAGCGATTCTGGGCTTCCAGAACGAGCTTGGGGAAGTCGAATGTTCCGTCCTGTGCAGTCGTCTCGGTCAAGGCAACGCTCGATGTGGTGGTGTTCCAGTTGTTAGAATTGAAGACCAAATCGGCTACACGAATCTCGTGAGCCAGTTGCATCGCACGGAGGATGTTACGAGCAGCTACCGCTTCCACGGCGAAGTAACGAGCCACTTCCTTGCGTTGGCTATCATCAATTTGTTCCTCAAGTCCTCGTTCCGTTGTTAAATAGGAATCCGAGGTGTAGGCTCTCGTAACCCTTGAATATCCACCGAAAGGAGCACGCTCGACACCGCCAGCCTTCATCAACTCACCAGTTTGGCGAGTGATCTTGGCGTATTGACCAGCTTTGTAATCTACGCCGAAAACAGGGGCGAGTGTTTGTCCGATGAAAAGTGAGGTGGACTGCGACGCCTCCTCGAGAACGAGGTTAAGGTCTGCACGAAGAACTGCTCCAGTATTGTTGTACATTTTCTATTTCTCCTTTATCCGAGCAATGAAGTCGGAAGATATTCCAAAACATCTCCATCAGCGGAGGTGGCGGAAAGGGCAATACCAACGGCAGAAGCACCGCCAGTAGCGGAAGCACTCAGCTTGCCACTCGCAGCAGCAAAAACGGAGGCACGAGCACTAATCGCACCGCTGGCAATTCCAAAACGAGTGCCAGGGGTGTTAAAAAGACGAATCGTGGCAGGTGCATTGGCTTCAACATTCTGCTCGCAAGTTCCGATAGCTTCATTTGAAGCATCGGCAAGTTCGCATCCAGTAGAGTTAAGTTCAACACGAGAACCAGCGGAAAGAGCTTCCGTTGTTACTCGGGTGATATATCCATTATTATTATAGGTTGAAGCGGCCATAAGTTACTCCTTTATTTCTTGTAAGCTCCGATAGACTCCAAGTAGCTCATATGAGCCTCTGGGTGTTTCGCAACTACAAATTCGACTGCATTACCACGAGATTTTCCACCCTTCACTTCGGCATCTACTAGCTCGAAGAATGTGGGGGCTTTGGGGGCTTCCTTCGCCTCAACCGCCACAGAGGGGGTGGGGGCGATGGGTGTGCCCATTGCGGAAAGTTGTTTTACGATCTCATTGCGAACCAAGGTCTGGATGGTTTCTTGGCTTGAGAATTCTTTTTCTTTTTCTTCCTTATCCTTGCCATAAGACATTTCAGTTTCCTCCTCTTCCTCCTCGTCCTCCTCGTCCTTCTTGGCGGAGAGCAAGGCATCCTCAAAGGATTTCAGGCGAGCTTCGAGAGAGGCCATACGACCCATCACCGATTCCTCGCCAACCTTAGTATCTTTTTCAGGCTTCTCTGCGTTCTCAGTTCCTTTGGCTTCGACAATGTTAGTTCCCATATAGCTATTTTCGCTGTCAACGATGATTCAGCACTTCCTCGACATCTTTTTACAACTCCCATCGGAATAGGGGGTTTTCCCCGCAACTGGCTCGTAACCCTTCCAGCATCTACCCTTCTTCTTCTTAAAAGCCGTCTCTAGTCCGACCTCAATCCTGTCGAGCATCGAGCTAAGTTTTCCAAGATACGCCTCGTCGTCTCCAGCCTTCCCCTCTCTCTCACGCTGGTCTGTGTCACACATTTTCTTTTCCTCAAAAAGAGCTTCCGTAGCGGCTGGTTCACAAACTAAATCGCACGAAAAGATTTCATCAACACGAGCTGCTAGACCCGTAGGAACTGGCTCAGGATTACCTTGGAACGCTACCGACATCCCGAATGTGTCGGGCTGTAACTCGGCCATTTCCAGTATAAGGTCATAGCGTGGATGGCTTTTGAGTAAGTGAAAATCACCTACGCACTTGTCGCCCAGCACCCTTATATTCTTAATTCTACCGCAGATTGCCTCCACTCCAGAGCCGTGGTTCAGCTTAACTTTTAATCCGTTATCATAAACTTGTGACTTATCCATTACTTGCTGAAGAGTGACTTGGTCGATAATAAGATTGTGCCCCTTGGCTACACCCATCTCTATAAGGGAGACGGCAAAGATAATCCCCTGTTCCCTATTGACCTCGCCCTTGGCTAACGCTGTGAAGGTGTGCTTCATATGATATTTTCTTATGTCAACTTTTTGACATAAGGCACATTTTTGCGGGCATTATCTCTTTTATTTTCAATGGCATCTCTTATGCGGAGGTTCTTTAAGTCGTTGTTTAGCGGGTTATGGTCAATATGATCTATGTGCTTTCCTTTTATTTTATCGCCGTGAATTGCGTACATTATACGGCGTGCCCTTTTACGCATTATTGTGGCAAGAAAGCGGTGTTTTTTTACAGGGTCGGTGATGTGGTCTGCGTTGGGGATGTCTGATTTCCTCGGCCTCCCTCTCTTGAGGGTCGCCCTATTGGTAACAGGGTCGTAGCGATATTCTTCGGGTCGGTGTTTTTCGCCCGAATATTTAATAGCACGATCAACCGCCCGCTCCGCTGGTGACATTGCCCCCCTCTCGATACCCTTCGCTGTGGGTGTTCCGTCTGGATTTAGATTGCCAGACTTCTTCAGAGTCCCTTGTGCAATTCTTGTGGCTTTAGTTACCCCCATTCCCTTTTCGATAAGCTGTTGGACGAGGCGATCTTGAATGGCCGACATCTCCTGCTTGGGGGCATCTTTGGCGGGTTCAGGCTTGGGGTCGTCTTTTCCCTCTTTTAGCTGTGGGTCGAGCATCCCCACATCCAGCTTATATTTAATCGCCAATTCCTGCATATTGGCTTTCTCTTTTGCTATCTGTTCTTGCTCTTCCTGCCAGTCTAACCCCTGTTCCCCGAAAATTGAGGCAGCACTTTTCAAGCCTACTGCCACCTCTGAGATATTTGCACTAGACTCTCTCCCGACATCTACTGTTGGATGTGCACCATATTGCCAAACCCCGTTATTCCACTTGGGGACATTCGGTATAAGGCCATCGGTAATTCCACGAGCAATGACAATGTTTTTGATTCGATTCAAAAACTTGTCCTCTAGGACATTTTGGTAATGCTCGAATGACCTCTGTGCTTGAGCACTCTCGAGGCGTGCGGTCGCACCACCGAGGGCTGACATATCGTAGAAGAATCCATAAGGAACGCCCAACGACATACAAACTTCTCGCACAAGCGTCTGAATAAAGCCTGTGAATGTAACCGAGGGGCGACTCACGCCGAATGGAATAATATCCTCATTGGCCTCCAAATAACTGATTGTGCCAGCCTCAACTTTTTCAAGACGCTTATCGGATGTGGCGGTTACATCCCAGCCAGCCTCTCCACCAGTTTTCTTAACTATACCCGCCTGTGCTGTCTGCCATTTTGTGGCGATCTTTTCGTTTTGTAAAATCTCATACAAGTCTCTTGCAGTCCCGCTTGCGATCACCGAATCCAATCCGCTTACCCCCCTGTATCCGTCTGCCCGAAGCGAATCGAATATATGAATAAAATCTCTTGCCTCGTAATCTTGGTAGGTGAGATAGCTACCCTCTCGTGTTCGGTTGAATATTCGGTATCGGAAAGCCCTCCCAATCGTATCAATAAACACGCCCTGTACATACCCCTCACCAGCCAAACTTTCGTAAGGCGAACCAATCCTATCGGATTCAATCGGAGCGAGTTTAATGCCGTTTTTGTCATTCACGATGACAAAGCCAAAGTCTCCGTCTCTTAACATTCCGACAAGAGCGAGCTGGCATAACTTCCTGAATGAATTTCTACCCGTCACATCACAATTTTGTGTGAAGGATTGCCAAACCGATTCGATCTGTTGGTCAACCGCATTATCCCCTGTTCTGGCCTGATAGCGAACTTTGGCACAAACATATAAGCCGATTCTAAAAATAATCGACTTTACGAGAGCAGAATTGTCCACCAAGTCCCTTGCCTCCCACATAATCTGCGTGCGGTCACGCAATTTGAGGGTCGAAGTTGAGGAGGTGTTTTGGTAGGAGGAGGCCGTGTTTCGGTAACGATTATTCTGGCGAACCCCCTCATCGTAACCCATAAGAACCTGTCTTGCCCGAACCCTCTCTAGGGCGAGCCGAGGGCTTATGACCGAAATTGCCCTATCTATCGGGTTTAAGGCCGAAATTGGCTTTGGTATGGGGGTCATTGCCTAAAATCTGCGTAAGTCCTACTAACGAAAGACCCGCTTCTCTCTGCCTGTACTCTAAGTGCTTTTTCCAGCCTATCCGCAAGGTTTTCTAGGTTTCTGGTGGCTGATTTACCCCCGCTTGTGACTGACTCATAGGGGTTATCGAGCTGAGTCTTAAGTTTACCGATCTCATCGGCAAGCTGATTGGCCGTATATCTGCGATAAATAGTGAGCCAAGATGCGGGCATAATATTTACGGCCACTATGTCAACTAGATATAGCTTGACTATATATCGCCTATACATCATCTTGGGGCGATGCGAGATATGGCGGAATCCCACTTAGCGTCATACAACCATCACCCGATGGACGATATTGAGCCTATACAAGAGAGGGAAAGTTCCTCGCCGATGCGTGTTGTTGATGTGATGTTGGGAAATATTTTGGAGAGCAAGAACCCGAGACTGACTGCGGAATGTTACGCAATGCTCTGTGGATTTTATGAAAGAGAAGGAATTTCGGAAACGATGATTGCCCGTAGGCACGGCATCAGCAAACAAGCTGTCTCACGACATCTTCTCCGATTGAGAGGGGCACACAAATTGCCACCACGCCCCTTTATGAAATCAGATGTGGCAAGAAAGAAATATAGTGAACTCAACCATCGAAATTATTCAAAAAAATAAAAAGCTAGGGTTAAACTTGGATGAAAGCACCACCGCAGAAGAGTGGGCTGAAATTGGCAAGCAACTACTGGTCGGGAATAAAATGTTGAATTGGTGTATTGGCGATTGGCTCGTGTTTGGTGAAAGAAAGAATTTCGCCACCCTGTCGAGCGAACTAGGATTTGATGAGGGGTATTTAAGGAATCTAAAATGGATAGCCAAGGAGTTTCCGATGTCATCTCGGCGTGACAATATATCCCACAAGCACTATCAGATTCTCGCCCCCCTAGATAAGGACAGCAGAAAAGAATGGCTCGAAAAAATCCAAAAAGAAAGTCTCTCCACTCGTGACCTTACAATGCGGGTCAGAAGTGCTTATTCCGATGTGGAAAGGGATGATTCTGCACCAGTACGCACCCTAACAAGCAAGGTGCGTACCCTCGTCAGCCAACTACTGGAAGCCTCCGAGAAGTGGGATGAGAGCCAAAAAAAGGCGTGGAAAGCGGAGATTCAACCTTTGGTGTCTCTTTACGAGGAGCTATAAAGCCGACATCGCCCACCATACCTGTGGCGACTGCACCGACTAATTGCATTTGCTCGCAGTCCCAATAGTGATTGGCTTTTCGCATACGCACCCACTCGTATGAAACCCTACCCTTAGGGTCGGTGAACTCTTGCCTTTTTTCGGCGGTCATCTGGTCGAGGTAATCCTCGCTCACCCCCCTTGGGATGTTCCACTCGCTGGTAAGGCCACGAATGAACAGCGAAAGCATATCCTTTGTGCTCGAACTACTAAAAATGAATAATTGAATTGGACGGGTGATTCCTTGCGTTCTCGTCCCCATAAAAGGGTCAACGGCAGATTTTGTCCAGATAGAGCGTAAGCCTTTGGGATTCACATAATACTTCCCTTGGTCTCCCTTGAGTGCCTTCCATTTATAGCCCGACTCCACAATCGCCTTATAGATAGTGGCGGTGCTGTATCCGCTGTCGATGGCAACATTTTCGTCTTGCACCGAATATTCCGTTATCTTGTGTTTGATCTCATCGAAGTTGAACGCTTTTCCGTGTGCAATAAGCCGACTTATCCCGCCAGCTCCCCACGCTCTCACGACATAGAACATATGATCTTGCTGTACATCTATGCTCATAAGTCTTCTCTTTTCCAGTTCCCACTTTTCGGTGGGGTCATAATCCGCCATTCTTGCGATCAGATGATCTTTCTTTTCCGTATCCCCAAACCGATCTTCCCACGACTCGCCCAGCGTCTCATTGATAAAAGTCTTATGGGGCAGATGATCGCCCCACTTTAGAGACTTATAGCTACTAATAAACTCTTCCACCACGCTTCTCCAGCTAACCCAAGTTGGAAGCATTGCGTTCCAATGAAAAGACACCCGATTTCGAGGGGCGAGCGGATTCTCTTTTTTCCATATACCCTCGGAGCAAATATGTTTTCTGACCTTGGGGATGTCGAAATGCTCGTGTCCGCACTTGGGGCAAGCCCATCGTATCGTTTTTGCCA